TTCGATGATTTATTACCTTAATGTCGCGCTCTATTACGGGAATGCGCTGCGCGAAGTTGTTATGAAGCCTTACTTCGCGCGTGAGCTCTTCAAGCTTCGTGTCCGTCACAGCCTGATTACGCTCAAGCTGTGCGGTCATTCTGCGAGAGGTGCTAATAGAAGTTATAATCACTCCTAAGAGGGCAAGTCCACCCGAGATAATCGCGACGGCTACTGCATCACTCATTTGTTCCCTCGCTTTCGTCTGTAAGAACGGACTTAGCCGCCGACCGCACCTGTGCGAGTGATGTCGCCGTGCTTAATCCCTCAGCAAGAGAGGTTAAACCGTCCTTATTTGCTGTTTCTTCCTGCTCTGTAACCGCCATTACAGCGGCTTCTTCTTCCTCGGTCATATCTCTGTATATGCCGTTGTCGTACATTCGCATAATTCAGCCCTCCTCAATAATCAATGCCGAGAAGAATAAATCGACTTCCCGATTTCATTTTTATGGTTCCGTTGTGGACGCCGAATATAATTTCACTCATCGGGTGCGGATAATTTTTGTTTCTTTTCTGAAATGAAATGTCAGAATTAACCGCGACGTTATTACCACTCAACCCTTGAGCAATTCCATTTGTGAATTGTTGAAGTAATGTAGCCGAATATGTGCTCTTAATTCCGCTATTTTCATCCGTTCTCAAGAAATTTTCGGCTTCAAGCCAAAAAGCGCACTCTTTGTCTGCTGTGAGAGTGAAACCTTTATACATTAAATATTGATAACCGCTGTTCGTACGTAGTGACAATGATTTGTTGTTTAAAGCAGCATTAAATTTTCCGATAAACAAGAAAAATATTTTTCGCAAATCAAACTCTTTGCCGTTGCTATCTTGTGATATTGTATATGTGTCAATATCTTCAGTTATAGTCACATCGCTTATAACTCTGTACTTTGCCAAGCCGTCTGCATAAGCCTTAACTACCTTGTTCTGCACCGGGTTTTCGCTTGTGTCCGACATTTCAGTGTCGATGTTCACAAGCCCGGTTAGTTGAGCTGATAACAGTATTTCTTTTCCGTTAATGTAAGCCATCATGACACCCCGTATGATTTTCTAAGCAGTTTGTACGATACATGCAGATACGGACACGGTGAATTGCCAAGCCCACTTACGATGCAAATGCCAAGCTTCATGCCGTATGTGCCGTTATTATATCCCTTTTTTTTAAGCGTTAGCGCAAAAAAGCAATGGTCGACAAGCGGTATTGTTTGCTTGTTTGAAATCTCAGCAACAACAACATCTCTTGTCGGATCGTATTTATAATCGCCGAAAGAAAGGTCGAATTCTTTGAATTGTCCGTCACCTGTAAAATTAACATCAAATGGGATCGAGTCATTACTTTCGTAGACGCATTGCATTGCCCCGTCTGCTATGTCGTTGAGTTCCCCCAGATTTAACCAAATAAGCTCAATACTTTCGTTTTTTCTGTCATCGGTAATTATATAAAGACAGTTGTTTTTTTTGCTTTCCAGCGCATTATATTCAGCTTGATTGCCGACCCAAAACATTAAGCCGGCATTTTTGTTTTGCTCTTTAATTTTCGTCACAAATCCTGTGTCAACATCCTTTATTTTTCCAGAGTCAACCGCCTGCTCAATTGCCGATAAAATTTGCTCTTTTGTTAAGCTTTCAAATTTACAGTTGTTTTCACTAAAAACAAAATAATTTCTCTCGCTATCAGTCATTTTTGTCCTCACAATCTAAATCAAAATTATTACTTTCGGAAATTGTTTTTCGTAGCTCAAACTCTTGTTTTTTTAGCTCGGTTGTGGCGTTATCTTTATCAATCCATTTGGTATCATAGTTCCGAAGGAGCATTGCGGCGGCTGTTTCGCTCGGCGGCTGATGCCTTTTGTATTTTTCGACAATCATTATGTTTTCGCCCTTTTTGTCTTTCCTTCCGACCTTTTTTTCTTCTTCGTAATCATACCCAAGGGCTTTTTTTAGCAAAGCTCCTCGAATGTCTATAATTATAGACGCGCGCCCGCGCGCAAATATCGCCGAAAACTCCTTTTTCTCTTTCTTGTATTTGTAAATTGTGCTTTCGGCAATATTCAGCGCCGTTGCGATTTCTGTTATTGTCGCGCCGTTTTTAACCGCTTTTTCAATTTCGGCAAGATGCGGCTTAATTTCGGAGTCGTATTTGGATTTTCTGCCCGTCTTAGCCATATCGCACCTCTTTGTTTTATAATCAAGTTTCTCTCTGATTTAATATTATCAAAAAGGCGTTTAACATATTTAACAACTTTCGAATTTCCTAAGATACCGAAGTGCGCGCATGCACACGCCTTGTTCTGTGTTGCCGCCGCCGATATAGTCGGCAACCTCATTCCAACTCTTCCCGGAAATAAAACGCAAAATGAAAATTATTCGAAGCTGACAATCGGGGATTCCGTTTATAAATCGCATGGCTTTTCTTCGTTCTTCCTGCCGCGTTTGCAGAGCCGCTCCGAGTTTTTCTTTTTCTTCAACCAGCTGTTCGACAATTGAGCTTTTCATATCTCCGCTGCCGGGCAGATTTGTTAAAATCGGAGTTATGCGCTCGGTTTCGTTTTCAAGCTCTCGTATTCTGAGCTGAAGTAATGTTATTTCTTTCTCTATGTAGCGAAGATTGTTAAGCTCAACAAGCGTCATTTTTCTTTTTTCCTCCACTGTGCGATTTCGATTATTGCCAAGAAAAAATAAACAGCGTATAAGATCGCCTGTGCGTAGCTGTGATTCTTTAGGTTGAAAACGCACCAAAAAGCGTTTGTGAAAATCCAAACGTAAAAGCTCCAAACTTTTTTATAACTGTTTCCGATTGTTCCGATTATCGCCGCCGCCGTAACGGCATATGGTATGTATTGCATTTTTTCTCCTTTACCTGCTGTCTATTTCATCATAGAGTTCATTCACACACTCTCGACATTTAAGGTACTCGCCTTTTCGTATGTAAAGATAACGATTGAAAAGAGTGCAAAACATAAAATGTTTCTCGTCGCGCTCTTTTCTTTGACATTTCTTACAATAAAATCCCATCGGAACATCAACTTTTATTTTAGCTGTAATAATCATTTTTTAACTCCCCTTATTCTTCGACCTGTCGGCGCATTGCTTCTAACAGCTTTAGGCAAGCACTGTTGAATTTGCTTTTTTGCTCATCCGGCATTTTTCCCATTGCGGCAAATAAAGAATTGAAGTTGTCCTGAATATTTTGAATGTACACCATTGCTTTGGCCGACTCGCTGTCGGCAAGGGATAATTGCTTTTCGAGTTTATCGTGCTCGACGCCGGCTTCGGTTAAAGCTGTTTCAAGGTCCTTGATTTTTTGCGTGAGCCGCTCCGTATTTTCTTTGACTGATTTTGTCGCTTCAATAAGAGCCTCTTTTTTCGCTGCTTTTATACCCTCACTTTTTGCTTTTTCAACAATGTCCCTTTTTTCGGCTTCAAGCTTTGATGCGCTGTCGGTGATTTCTTTTTTTAGGGCAGCAATTTGTGCCCGCAGCTTTTCTTTTTCTTCGTCGGGTTCTTCCGCCCCCTTGTTCTGCGCCTTAGCCTCTTCAAGTGCAGTCTGAAGCAAACTTATTTGTTCTCCCTGATTTTTTGACTTTTGAACAAGAGCCTTTATTTCAGATACGGACATTCCGTCAAAGGCATTTTCAGCAAGCTTTTCCGTGCGTTCAACCGGGTTCATCTGCGCTATAAGGTCAAGCTTGGTGATTCCCAAATTTGCATTCGACTGCAAAACCGTACTTCCTAAGCGTTCATACGTCGATATGTACGTGTAAGCTTGTCTCGGCTTAATGCTAACGGCCTTTTCAGTGTATTCTTCAAAAGAAGAGTACCCGAATTCTTCATAAAGTTTTTGGTCACGCATCTTTTTTAGATCTTTGCAAATTTCTAAAAGGGACTGCGCACAAATCTCGCCGTTCGCCAAGATTCGCTGATGCGTTTGAACAGCTTCTCTGTATATCTCGCTGACTTCATTTGATGTTTGATTTATTATCAGTTTTTCCATTTTACAACGTCCTTTCTTTTAAGCCGCTCCGGCAGCTTTTTTGTCTTTCGTTCTGTGAGAACCGGCACGCACCCATTGAATCCATGTGTTTATGAATTTTTGTTCGGCGGGCGAGACTTGCCGGTCGTGGGCTCCGTAATTTTGACAGATCCTATCGTCCTTGACTTCGATTGTAACAAGCCGCTCCGCAGGCGCGTTGCATTTTCTCATAAACAAAATCGTAGTTTTCCCCTTCATATGGCGTTCGGCATATCCGCCTACGCAATGGGAAAGAATCTTGCCTTCTTCGATTATGTCGTTTACGCCTATTGGGATTACAATTTGATATTCGCCGTTTGAAAAGGCATATCGCTTTTCGAGGGCGGCATATCTTTTCTGATATTTTTCAAAAGCGTCTTGGTCCTTTTTTATTACGATCGCACCCGAAGCATTGTCATGTGCTTGTTTCAGGTTCTTCGGATATATGACATCACTTCTTGTAAGGTCATATTTAAGTTTTTCTGCAAAATATATGTAATCTTTCCACCATGTCACAGTTGTGCTGCGGCTGTATTCCGTGCTTTTTTTATATTTGCTTTTAAAATTTTTTCTTTCGGCCTTTGTGAGATAGTTCAATGTTTTCGTCAAGCTGAGTTTTTGCTTTTTTACCGTCCACACTATTTTTTCAGCCGCTTCGCCGCTATAAGCTTTGCAAAGGTCAACAGCCACAGCATATTGAATGTTCGGATTTGCCGATTTCAGGATTTTATAAACCTTAAAATCGTCAAAATTGTAAAATTGTTCTCGAAAACGTTTAAATTCGCCGCGCGTCATATTGAACATGCTCTGCACGGTCGGAGCATTCCAGTTTATAAACCTCTTCATCGGCTTGCCGTCTGCAAGGCTACATACGAATTCTCCAAGATCGAGTTTTAATAACTTTTCGACATTCGGATATATCGCCGAATATGCGAAGAATTTTACCTCGGGCACTTCGCCGACACAGACGTATGGCTTGTTGTAGAAATATTTTGTATACGCGACACAAAAATTCTCAATCGGCGCATATTTTAAAAACGTCTTTTCCAGGCGGTCAAAGCCTATCCATCTGTATCCCCTGTTATCAGCATAAGCATTGTTGTAGCTAAAAGTTTTTGTAAAAGGTTCAATAATGCTTTTGGGCTCATACCAATATTTTGCATACCAATTCGGATTTGCGTTTTTGAAAACTCGGACATACCCGGGTGTTAAGTAATATATCGCCGAAATGTCATATATCGGTTTTGTATTAAAGCATCGCCCGGTGTAATCCTTGTTCGCCCATCCACATATCAGATATACAGTGTTTCGCCCCACAGGTTTAACAGCCACAAAACGGCGCCATTCTTCAAGGTTCTTGCAGTCTCGAACGCGGCCCTCGTTTTTCAGCATAACTCGTCTGCCGCACTTCGGACATTTCACGATTTCGTTATGTTCCGCATCTAAAAAGCTTCTGTCGTCCGGGGTCATTATTCGTTTAACAAAATTCTCTTTGAACTCCGCTCCGCAGGCGGTGCAGTAACACTCACGCCTTTTATTTTTTCTGTCATCTTTGAAGAATATGTACGGCGTGAAGCACTCGCTGTTAAGCAGCTTTTCGTCTTCGGCGTCAAGATGCGGAGCGTGGCGCAGTATTGCGTCTTTCGTTTTGTAAACTTTCATTTTTTCCGCTCCTTAGAACAAATCATCAAACGAAAGTGATATTACCTTACCACCTTTATCGTTTTCTCCGGCGGAGAGGTCGCCGCACAAATTGATTTTCATCGACATT